TTAACATATAATTTCACGTTCTTTATTGATGACTGGAACAACCGCCAAGACATTACTAATTATAAATGTACGCTTTGCTTTTCTGCTGAAACAGTATGCCTGAAACGAATCACCAACAATTTTAATAATCTTTATACGACGTTTTGATATTTTACCATCTTGAGCGATGTACATCATACTTACAATTTGATTATGTTGCATTGATTTAATCAGTTGTTCTTTCATGTCATTACACTCCCTTATAAGAACGTTTGTTTGTATTATTTTAGAACAAACATTTGTATTTTAGCAAGTGTAATTTCTGGAAATAAAAAAGGACCAGGCTCAAATTAATTGAGTACCTGGGCTTTAAAATTATTCGGCTACTATATTTGTTATCCGTGCCAACTTAGCTGTGCTAATTTTACTAGCTGCACCTTGTGCTGCATCCATACCTGTAAAAGTACCTGTTTTCACCCTCCATAGTTTGTTGTCAGGCTCGATATATGCTACCCAACCGAAACGATGTTTTAATACATCTAAGACGTTTTCAGCTGCTTGAATTGTACTGTATGTGCCTGTTAAAACACGATACTTCTTGTTATCTGAGTCTGGTTTTGGTTGTTGTACAGCACCAGCGTTTTTAACCAGTTGTAAGAAGGTAGCCCAAGCAACATTGCCAGCACGAATTTCACGAGGACAGTTTTTACCACTGTAATAATTGTGTTGCACCACATCATTAATAGTAAGTCCCTCGTCTTTTAAGATTTTAGCGACTAACGCAGCAGTATTTTCTAATGTCTTCCTATAGTTGCCATCACCATTCACACACATTTCTACATGTATGCCCTCTGCATTGCCTTTCGCTGTACCTGAGGCCCAACATTTCCATGTGTGTTCAAAAGATTGTACGGCTTCTTTATCATCTACTTGCCATTGCCACGAAGCAGAGCGACTGTTACCATTTGCTTGTAAGCGTGCATGTGCATCAGCATCAGCACCTGTCCGATAATTGTCAGTACCATGTACAACTACTTTTCTTTTAGTGTTTCCTTTACCGTTTGTAACTTTTGCCGCTTGAGCATCAGATACTAGCTTTTTACGAATTACTACCATTATTTATTCCCCTCCAAATCATCACGTGGTTTGTTATATCCAAGTGCTTGGACACTGTCTGCAGTACCAGTTGTTGTTGGATCAATAACCACCCCAATAAGCACTAAAAGAGCGAGCACAGTGTTAAATAACTCTGTTACTCGCTCATTATAAATTGTTGTGTCGTAGCCAATTAATGCCCCAATCTGTTGTACTAGTAAAAGCAATAATGCAAAGGCAGCCACCAAAAATGGCTTATGCTTTAGACGGACTTTCCAGTTAATTTTCATATACCTTTTCCCCCAATTCATCAATTCGTTTATGTGCTTGTTTGCTCGACTCTTCTACACGTGTAACACGTTCTGACAAGTCCATACGAGCTTTTTGCTCAACCTTCATATCCACTCGAATGTTTTCAACTCCATTGTTAATAGCATCTAATTTAGTACTGATAACAGCCGATTCTGCTGCACTTTGTTGGACATCTTTATCTCTATTTTTCAAGAATGCAAGATACGTAAAAAGCATTCCAAATAATGCACTTAGCACACCTACTATTGCTGTTAATTCCATATTCATGTCAACACTTCCTCTCAATAATAAAAACCCTTCACAATTGATTATTTGGAAGGTAAATTCCCAAACGCTTGGGGATTTAAAAAGCACCCTCAACTGAGAGTGCCTCATAGACTATTATGCATTTAGCTCTTTTTGCTTTTTAGCTTCTCTTTGATGTATTTTGTCCTCGATTTCCACCTTTAACTGATGATACATAATATGAAAAATAGTTAATGATGCTTTTAAAGTCGTTTTAATCAAAAATAAAATGTATATCTTCTCATTGTACCATTTAAAATTTAAGTAAACTCTAGCTTTAACTAAAACATCTCCTTTAACTAATATAAAACCACTATTAACATCTAGGTAAATTTTATGACTAGGGAAATCTCCACATTTTATAACAACTTTTTGCCTTCTCGGGTTTCCCTCTAAAAAATGTGCAGATAGATATGATTTTAATAAAGGTTCTTCAGGTTCTACATCATCAGCAAGATGAAACCAAACAAAACCTTGATTCCTATATTTCTTTGGCAAAAGGTGATTAACTTTTGGTCTAGCATGAGCAGGTATGGAAACCTCTGATTCGCCTTCATCAACCGTTAATACATTACTGTAATGTATTAAATTTCTATGTTGAAGTTCTTCCCACTCTTCATTATTAATGGGTCTGAAACCATATCTTTTTTTGTAAATCTTTCTAAAAACAGCATAAAATAGATTTAGAATAAATAATAAAAATATTGAAATGAATATTAGTATTACCAACACACCTGCAAGATCATATTCTCCTAATCTCACACTAATTATAATTGGGAACACTATTAAGAGAGCAATAAAAACAAGTATCGTAGTCATTATATTTCCTCTCTTTTTTCCCATTACACCATTTTCTTTATAAATATTTTTTTTAAAAATAATCAACGCCTCACTCTTCATATTTTTACATTAATACATAAATTATAAAATTTCCCATTTAAAAAAGCGAGCGTATGTTTCTATAATTTAATTGTTGTTTTGGAATTTCTTTGAATTGTTTTAGAATCTTAAAGTAATATAAAAGGCCCTCCACAGATGATGAAGTGGAAGGCAAATTCCCAAGCGCTTGGGATTATAAAAGGACCATCAGTTGAGAGTGCTATACTGAATTAAGAAACAAATTAATTATTAGTATTATGTTCTAATAGTTTTTGGTTTTCAACTGCCTTTAATGTCCCTTCTTTTTGATCCAAAACAAACAAATCCTTAAACTTAACCTCTGAAGATTTTTGTTGAACTGTCTTCATGATTTCCTTAGATGACATTTCTACTTCTTCTAAAAAGTCACTTAGAAATCCTCTTTGATATTCTGCTGCTTCTTTATAGGCCTTGGCTAATTCATAATACTGCAACTTTTCTTTAGAATCGTCTGTAGATTCAGCTGCTTTTTCAGCGTTTCTAGCGTTTTTCAGAGCCTCTTCCATTTTAGCAGTACTTCTATTTTTCGCTTTTTCTTTTAATGACTTAAAAACAAAATTTAAAATTTCTTGACCATAATTTATAATAACAAATTTCACTACTGGCCATCCCATTTTTAAAAACCACTCTATTACTTTCCTTTTCAATCTACTCCCTCCCTTCTATCTAATTATAAGACAAAAGGGAGGGATTTCCTTCTATTTTTGACAATAAAATAACACTAAAATTATGTTTGTGTTTCTTCAGCTAAGAAGCCTACTCCTGATTCCTCTAAGATTTCTTTAACACCCTCTTGTAAAGATGAAGGTACTTCACTAAATTTTGTTTTTTCTAAGATTACTCGTTGTGCGAAAAACATAGCCATCATGGTTTCACCTCCCTTCAAATACAACAAAATCCATTGTAAAAAGCGCATCATTTATACACCTTAGTTGCAATTTCTGCAATCAGGTCCTCCATGAAATCCATGCGCTCTGTGTTGGCTTGATTTTGTAGCCTCAGTATTTTATTTTCTTGCTCTAAGCGATCAGCTCTTTCCTCTGCTGTTTCACCTTTACCAGCCTTTTGTGGTGCACCTAAATCGCCGTTTTGGTCACGTTCTTTATATTCCAACGCCATTATTCAACAACCCCCGATATTAAATGGATTTTGTGATTGATATCTAAAGTCTCACGTGAAGTTGACAGCTTGAGGATGATATTATTTTTTGGCTCAGTTGCCTCATAATAGAACGTATCCTCTACCACGTTATTTTGATTTGGCATAGGTGCTGTATTTTCAGGTGTTAAAATAACATATTGCTCCTGCTCGCCAACTAATGTCATTGATAACGAGACTTCAAGGTCCATATCCTCATCTCTCTCAAGGAACAATAAAATGCCCTTTGCAGATCCCTTTGGCGGTGTTATTTGATACCTCGCTACGGATTGCAAAATAGGCGTGTTAACTTCATTTTTATTTAATTTTATCGTTTTGGATACTTTAAAATCGTAACTGTCCATCAACTCTACAACGATTGTATTTTGACCGACTTGCAATTGAGCGAGTGTAATATCAAAAGCCCATTTACCCTCTACAATTTCCAACTCTATGCTATTGCCTCCGTTTAATCGATAAGCAGCTGTAACAGTATTTTTATCTGGGTCGCTCGCTGTACCACTGATTTTGAATTTATCAGTATTAATGATACCTGACGGTTGCACAGCATCCACTGTTAAGATTGGTGGACGGTTTGGTACCACGTAAAATGCGCGCTCTGTGATAGGAGATTGCCCGCCATCACTATCCTGCGCCCATATTTTTAACGTATGTGGTACGCCATCTGTTAAATTCCTCGTAACACCTATATCACCATCAAATAGCCTGCCACCTTTAAATTTTAGCTGTTTACTAAAAGCTATTGGTGCGTTACTTAGCCCTATTCCCATTACGAATTTTGATTCAAGATTTACTTGGCCATATATCGTTACAGATTGATTGGCATTTACATCAGCTGCAGAACCAGCGATGTTAAATACATCATTTTCATACAGTGTCATATTTGCGTTTGGAGAATTTACAGATACCGTTGGAGCTGTATTAGTTACATTCAATACAAAACCTTGTGTAGTAGTAAACTCACCATCACTTGCATTGACAGTAATCCATGTGCTACCAATATCTTTACCAGTAAGAGTTAATGTATTACCTGATACAATTGCGGTTGCTACACTTAAATTGCTGGATGCGACACTATAGGTCAATGCATCTCCTTGTGGATCGCTAAAATAATTGGCTAGATTAATTGTAATAGGTAAATCTTTTTTAGTAGATTGCGTTGGTATTTGAGTATAATTAGGTGCTGTATTTACTTTTGCTCCTCTTACATACCAATATCCATCACTATTTCGAGCATTGTCAGTATAAGCTGAGTAGTCAGCTTGGATAGTCTCGATTAATGTGCCTTTAAAATAACGTATAGTTGGATCAACTGAAATCCTATAAACATCATAGTCTGAATATCCATGTTCAGTAGAGAAACCATGATATAGGTATTCTCGTACAATTGCATTATTTTCATTTTCCCTAGTGTTATAGATTGGTTGTGATATATTATCCACCGAAGATGTATAGGTACCTGCAAGTTCAACACGATGTTGCCCTAAATGAACTGATACCTTATATGCACTCATCCCAACAACAGTGTATGGTGTTGCTTCTCTTCCAATATAAGTTCTAGTGACTACTGGCGTTGAAATTTCGGCTTTGAACTTTTGCCATTGATAAAGAACCATCCTAAACCACCTCCACTAACACTACGTTATATGTCTGCCAATCCCCAATACCCATCTCTGACAATGTTGTGTCAATTGCTACATTACTACGAGCTACCTTTGCACCTTTTTTATAATTATGCTGCAGGGCCTGTACAGTTATGGTATTGGTTCCTATGGATGTGATAATGACGTTCTCGCTATGCAGATCATCAAAAATTGTTACTTGTGAAAAAGCTGTAAATCCTTCAGTATTCGCAACCTTCAAAACAGTAGTGCCAATGACCACAGACTCTACTATATCAGTAAGTGTTTTATCTAGTACTATTTTATTGGTACTGCCATCTAACGTGTCAGAAAACGTTCCTGAATTACCTGGTACACGTCCATCAAGTTCAAGTTGTATTTGCATCCGTCTGACCAAAGAAGCTAATTCTACTAAAAATTCATGTGCCATATAAATACCTAAATCCATGTGATTTAGACGTTTTGCTGCTACACGAGTACCTTCCTCAATTGTTTCGTAAAAGGGTAGCCCGGTTAATGGATTGAGCATATCCTCGCCAACATCATCTTTTTTTGGAATTAATTTACCATCAGGACCAATCTTCCATATACGGTCTTTCCAATGTAGTAATACGTAATCGTTTTTAAATGAAAATTTCACTGTTGCAACACTCCTTTCAGTACAACAGATAAGGTAAATACAATCATTAAACCGTCCTCACTCTGTTCTATCTGCACAGTGTACTTATCTAATTCAATACCATGCTCATCTACCAACTTTGCCTCTGTTACAGTGCCATGCCCATCATCTAAATACACATACGTTTTCACTGTGTCACTTTCAATTAATTGAGAATGGAACTCTACTTCTTTTTGTTGATCATCAATAGTAACAATTGCTTTCTTGGCCATACTTTTTAAAAATTCTAGGGTACGGTCAATAACTATATGAGTCACCATTCGTCCATCACCTCATTCGGATATATCTCGCCACAAATCGGTAAATATACAGGATATGTGTAGTTTACCTTTTGTAACTCCAATGTTTTTTCTTGTATTTTCCCTGGCATCCCTTCGCAATGGAAGGTTCCACAGATTGGTAAATAAATAGGGTATTGATATTGGTCTGATTCCAATTCTATATACTGTGTCTGTGGCATCTTAATAGCAATGTATTCTAACCATGATCGCTTGTTTTTTGTCGCTTCTACTAATTCACGTAATCGTTTCATATCCTTCTTCGCAATAAACGGTTCGTCTACTTCAATTTTGAAACGATATTTATGACCATCATATTCAAACCATTCATATACGTTGGCATTAGGATAAACAATGGAGACAACACGCTCCACAGCCCAACGCGTGCCTTTTTTTCTATGCCAACTAATAGATGCTTTAATGAGCTCACGTTTTTGCATAACCGACAGCTCGTTGTCGTAAAAATCAACGTGCTTTTCGTATGCGATTAAATCCAGAAGTCGCTCTGGCAATTTATCAATGTTGACTAGATCATATAGTGCTTCAGCCTCTTCGTAAGCTTCACGTAGTTGAATAACACCTGCTTCCATCATGGCTACTAAAACAGGGTCCTTCGATAGACTGTACGGCAATAGCTTCAAATATTGGCTAACGTCAATCATCCGCTAATCCTCTATTCGTCAATGTAGCAACCGATTCATTCGCCACCTCTGTTTTACCGACCTCAATAAACATCATAGAATTTACAGCAACACGTGCGGCGCCTGCTTCTTTCAAACGTGCAATTAGTTCTGATAAATCAACGTCACGCCCCATCTTATTGCGTTGCCAAATTAAATACTTGTTAAAAGCTGCATCCACTTGCCCTTCAATAATCGATGCAAATGTACCATTCTTTTTTGAAATCCAATAATCGACAATTACTTCATATTCAATTGATGTAGGTGCACCAACAGAAACTTTGTCTGTCAATGGACGTACCTTTTTATCAGTCAGTAACTCTGACACAAGGCCAAGTTCTTCCTCTGATGGCAGCCGCCCTTCCTTCATTAAAATACGCACATCGACCTCACCTTCAATCGGTGAGTCTGCTACGACGTCTACGATATCCTGACTTGCAGCCTTCGCCCAGTAAATATATGCACCTTCCGGACCTGCTACAGAAAACGATTCAGGCGCTAACCTGATGCGCTCGGCATACGCATCATCACTTTCTAGTTCCATACCGCCACTTGTAATCGTTGTATTTTGGACTGACTTTACCCAAGGCAGTGGTTTCACTAGAGCCGATATTTCCCCTGGTAGATAGCCATTGCCTACCTCACCAAATTCGGTGCATGTCGCTCCGACTGTCACCAAATTCTCACCAAGAGGAATAACAAGCGCCTCATCTGTCGCAAAGTATGTGTTTTCACCAACCAAAAATTGAGTGCCTCGCTCAACTGTTAACGTATCCACACGATCTGGCTCCAATTCAAATGCCATAGTCGTTATGGCTGCTTTGGAAGGTAGTCGCTCCGTAGACATTTCGATACCCATATGCTCAAGTGTGTCATCCTCAGCGTAAGCAAGTCGATTTTGACGAAGTGCATGTTCTAATTTGTTACGCTCTAATGAAACGATAGCCGTCAATGTCTGTATGAACTTTCGTCGAGGATCGGCACGTTGCAGGCTAATGCCTGTTTTTTCTTCAACATGTAGCAGCATCTCACGTTCAATTAAATCGGGATCTTTTTCTAAAAAATCTATATCAGGTAAATTAAATCGATTCGTCATTTATCCTCACCTTCGCTCTCGGTATCAACTTACCTTCCAGACCATCACCAGTTACCACAACGGATTCAATGGTTGCACGTGGTTCAAATTTCGCCACTGCTTCCGTAATTTCATAAACAATCTTAGCCTTACGAATATTGATAGGGTCATCAATACCCATATTCCAACCAAATTCACGATCTAAGGGGCAACTCATAATAGACGTAGACAAAATAAAAGCGACATTCTGCAGAATCTCTTCCACACCTGTCGCTCCAAAATTTATTTTTCTCATTGGCTCTACTTCATACAACTACATCACCCTTTCTTCAACGAGGAATAGGCGCTATTTGCACTAATATACTTTCCTCCACCTAATGAATACCATCCATCCTTTTCACCATAAACTGTGAGTTTGTCGCCTTTCATTGCATAACCAAGCACCTTATTATTAACTCCAGGACCACCACGAATATGCACTGACTTGACTATAATTGTCATTGTTCCTGTCGCTTGTTTTGACGTTGCTGTAGTGTTTGTTTTTTTCACTTCTTGATTCGATGAGATTGTTTTTTTAGGTGCTGTATTAGCAGTATCATTAACGTACTCAAGCAATTCAAGCTGTACTTCAATCGTCATTACATTCCCTTTACTATCAATGTTTTTATGTGTCTCACTCAGCTTTTTAATGACCCAATAATTTGTAGAAATCGGCTTATTCCCTCTTATGAAGAGTGCCTTCTGTCCCCACCGCGCGAATTTTCTTAACTTGACCATCTGTTCTTCTGGATTTACTCCAAGTTCTGCGCGTAATAACACAGTAAGTGTAATTGGATCAACGCCTGGTCCTTCAAACTCTAAAATTGGCTTTTGTCCAATAATGGCATGTTCCTTCCAACGCGGCTCATTTGTGCGTTGAAACTCATCATAGGTTTGTATTTTTTTGTCTGATACTTCAAAGACAATTTCTCCGAAGCTTCCTATCACTGCCATCCTGTTACCCCCTACCATTTACAAAAACGTTTGGGCTGTGTGTATTGCCCATAGATGAGCCACACGCTGTAAGGTCATCCACACGACACAATCGCTTTTTGTTAACGAATACGTTGGGACTACCTGTTGCTGCCACCGAATCATGACATATTGCGCCGCAACAATGAGTCATCCAGTGGTCACCCACTCGATGGGCAGGTATGCTGTTAATAAACACATTGTGACTGCCCTCGTCATTTGGACGGGGAACAAAACAGCCATGACCCTTACATATATCCCCTTTTCGGATTGCTGCAGGCATATTACTCACCACCTGAATTCAAATGGATTTCTCGAGCATCCAAGTAAATATCTTCATCCGCTTTTATAAAAATACTCCCCACACAATCAATCCTCATTTCATGTGTAACTGTGTCATATTCCACACAAGTGTTGTCCTCAAATCGAATATAATGTTTATTGACATCTTTAACCGGGGGCTCACTTACTTCACTATAAACAGCACCAATTACATACCCTCGTGATGATCCGTTGAAAATACACACGACATGCTCATCAACCTTTGGCATCGTATATGCTTGATTTTTGAGCGTCCACTGATACAAAATCTTTAACTCCTCTGAAACAGTGCCATCGCATTGCTCACGCTTCACTCGTACAGTGCCACGCTCAGGATACACAGAGGACACAGTACATTCTTCCACTTTCATATTAGTAACCCTCCAGACATCGACGTAATTCAAGCGATACTGAAGAAGGCGCATATACAACTCTTGTTGCAATATACTTACCATTCAGCTTGCCAAAATCTAAAATATTAAAGGTCATCCCAGCATCTATATGCATACTGGAAATGACCTCTAAATTAATGGTTGTAGCATTTTTATTTTTTTCCCGAAGCTTTTTCTTTGCTAACCGTTGTGCCTCTGCTACTGTTTTCACATCTTCTTTCACAACAAGCGTTCGACCAACTTTAGGCGCTTTAGGAGCCGTAAAAGTAGCAGAAATTGTTTTTTTCTTCGTAGCATTATGATTTGTTACACGACACGCACGATACATATCTGTAAGTGTCGTTTTAAAAGAATGACCAATAACCTTAATGACATCCGTTCCCTTACTGTTTCTACGAATGTCTTCTACAGTTGGCTGCTTCTCATAATCTGCTTCATCTAGCACAACTATCGTATTGCTCGATAACTTTAGGCACAAACCTTCATCTTTACAAAGCCTATGAACAAATTTTAAGTCTGTTTCATTTTCCTGCTCATAGCGATCCTTTTTTGGATTTTCTGATGTTTGCCAAACAAGCTTTAAGCCATTTGCGCTTGCTACATCACCTACAACCTTTTTAAGTGTAGCCTTTTCCCATGCTTTACATTTTTCCTCACCACGCAGGCTATTAGCTTCTGAGGTAGCTAGTGCACTGATTGAAATAACAGATTCTGCTCCTGAAATATCATCAATCTCAAATTTACCGAGCTTCGTCTTAATCGGCTTGTCGGCCCAATATGATCTGATTAGAGTAGGCTCTAACAAAGACCCCTTGGTCGGAAACCATTTTCCAATCCAAAGAGCATTCGTATCCTCTAACCTAATATTTAAATCATCAATTTCCCCCGATAAATTATCAGTAAAAGTCCAATCAAGTAAATGTCTTTCAAGCTCTTCCGTGATATTTTCGTGATTGTAATCAAGATCAAGAAAAGTACGTTTTGCCGTCAATATCTCACTCATAGCGTATCCTCCTCACCGAGCCACGATGGACGTTGTGTATAAATTGCCGTATCAATAACAGGCACATTCAACACTACATCGCCAGGAAAAAACACAATTTCACGATGTTTTGGATTTGCCTCAAGCAAAAGGGGAAGCAAATATTCACTTCCCCATAACCTATATGCAATTAGATCCCATGTTTCGCCCTGGATAGTTGTATAACTATTCATACTGTGTCCTCCTTGGTGTAGCGCCACCTCCACCGGTTATCTGTGTATTATCAATACGTGTCTTGAGACTATTTAGAGCTGCTATTACATTTTGAGTAGCTGTTTGAATACCTTGAATTGAATTAATCCAACCACTTGCCTGCCCAATAGTTGCTGCTAGAGTAGACATATTTGCAGTCGATAGATCAGTAGATGTTTTTAATGAGAAAAATGATGTCACAAAATTAGTACTTACTTGTCCTGAGTACATCGTTAAATTGTCCATATTAACAGCCGTAGTACTAGCGCTCGTTTGAAGTGTTGTAAGCGAACTTGTGACAGTGGTACTTACTTGTCCAAAACTTGTTGATAGATTAGCCATCATCATATTGGTTGTCTCAAATGTTGCTGCTAATTTTGTAGCAGATGCATTTAGTTGTGTTGTATCTAGTGTTTGTGTAGTTGTCGCTTTGCTTTCTGTTGTTTGTTTTGATGGTGTAGGTGCAGGCGCACTTGTTGCTGTTGCGCTACTACCTCCACGCGCAGTATCGACTGCTTTACCACCAAACCATTTACCGCCAAAATAGCCGACAGCTCCACCAAGTATTCCACCCACTGCTGTTCCAACGGGTCCAGCAATAGCTGTACCAATACCTGCACCGATTTTGGCTCCACCGATTCCACCTGCAAGTCCACCGACCGATTCGCTTGTTGCTTTTACTTTATCATCGGACTTGCTGATATTGTAGGCTTCCATTGCAATACTGAGAGGTAACAAAGCTTTCCCTGCAACTTTACCTACTTTACCAACTTGCCCCATTATCCGAGCCCCTCGTGAAGGGGGAGGATTTGGAGGTATTGGTGGTGGCACGGGAGGAGGGTGTGGCCCACCTCCATATCGAGTAATTGTACCTGTTCGATTCGGTCCTATGATGCCACCGTTATTTCCAGGCGTTGGGGGTGTAGGGGGTGGTGTTGGTGGAGGCGTTGGTGGAGGCGTTGGGGGCGTTGGTGGCGTTGGGGGTGGCAAAGTTGTTGCTCGTCTGGAATTATAAGCATCTCTGCCCCACTTACCTGCTCCAATTGCACCCTTTACCATTAAACCACCGCCCATCATCCAAGCGGCTGCGCCCATGCCAACTGCACCACCAATATTCCCGTCCATTAAATTGCTTCCTGCTGCTTTCAAAGATCCAGTAAATGCTCCTAACCAAGCTTCAAAAGCAATTTCACCAAGTTTTGAAAAGATTTCGCTCATTGCTTCACCACCGCTACCACCTAACCATGCTTCCATCTTGTCAGTTGCGGTATCTAGGGAATAGATTATTTTGTCTTCCAAATCCATTCCATCGAATTTATTGAACTTAGCTAATTCTTTTTCGTATTCTTTAAAAGCCTCCGGATCATGGCGGATTTCAGGTGTTAACTCAGGCTTCAATGTGGCAAAGGGATCTAAAATATCTCGTAGCCCCCCTGCTACTTTTTCGCCTAAAGCACCTATACCAGCCATATTCTCATCGACCATACCTGAAAGTCCTTGAAATGTGTCCTTTAATACGTCCAAAATAGGAGTAGCAAATGCAATCTGACCTGACTCAATTGAACCAAAAAACTCCTCTTTAGCGCCTGCATAATTGTCTTTCATTACTGCAGCTGCTTTTGCTGCAGAACCTGCGCTATTTTCTAATGATTTGGTCATTTTGTCTATCTGTTCAGGCCCTGCACTCATTAATGAGAGGAAACCAGACACTGCTTCAGTTCCAACTAATTTCCCTATAGTAGCGACACGCTCAGCATCACTCATATGTTCTGTAGCTCTAGTCAAATCTCTAACAATCGTAGACATAGACTTGGCTTCTTTATTGGCATCTTGCATGCTAAAGCCCAATTTATTCATGATTTTTTGCTGTGCTTTTGCAGGATTATTTAACGCTAATAAGGAAGCACGTAAAGATGTACCTGCGTTGCTCCCCTCTAAACCAGAATTCGTCATAATTGCTGTAGCAGCAGAGACTTCTTCCAAACTTAATCCTAAATCAGCTGCAGGTTTACCAGCGTATTTAAATGCATACGCCATATCTTCAACACTAGCAGCAGAAATATTTGCTGACATCGCAAGCACATCAGAAACTTTAGAAGCTTCCTCAGCATTCATGCCCCAGATGCTTAGAGCTGTAGAAACTGTGTTTGAAACGGTCGATAAATCCTCACCACTCGCTTCTGCACCTGCAATAATACCAGGCATAGCTTTCATGATTTGATTTGTGTTCATTCCACCTGCAGCTAGGTCATCCATTGCAATAGCTGTTTCAGATGCTGATAGACTTGTACTTGCACCCAATCTAAGTGCCGTTTCTCGCAAACCCTTCATTTCTGCAGCAGTTGCTCCAGTTTTACTTTGTACTTTTGACATCTGTGCCTCAAAATCTGAGGCAACATTTAGCGATTTCATAGCTGCGGCACCAGCTACAGTCGCAGTTGTAAAAGCCGCAACGCTTGCTACAGCTTTTGTTGTATTAATACCACTTTGTAAAGTTCCACTAATAGCTTTAACTCGCCGTTGTGCATTTTCAAGTTGACGTAACTCACGTGTAACTCGTTCAGTTTCTTCGGCATATTGCGTTTGCGTAATTCGCCCCTGTCGAAACTCATTCCCTAAACGATTTAATTCACGTTGTGCTGCTCTTGATTGATTACGTAAATCGTCTATATTACCCGTCGCACGTTGAAACGCGTTTCCTAAAGATCTAGCGATTTGGCCACCGATTTTGATAGTCATTTCCAATGCTTTTCTAGCCATTGTTGTCTACCCCCTCATCGGCTGCTTCAATCCATGCTCTAAGCTCTGACAATCTCTTAGACTGCCAAAATTCAATGCTAGTGTAAGTACCTCCAGACAGTTTTAAAAACGTCTGTCTGAACTCTTTTGCACCACCATTGTCTCCTACCACTTCAAGAAAAAACCTCGGACTTGCAACAACATTTCAAAAAAATCAGCTCCATGAAGTTTTTCTAAATCATCTGGAATGCAATTTAATGCCCGTGCTGCTAACTTCAACATGGCGTCTTGATTATAGATACTGTCAAAGCCTCCTGGGCGTCCATCCAAACGTAGTTCAGTATCCACGTTTAAAATATCTTTACCCGTGAGGTTGGAGAAATCTAATACAAGCTTATTAACCTCAGTCCCATTTAATTTTATTGGTTTTTTAATCGGCATTTCGATAATCTCTGGATTAGTTACCACCTGTTCAGTTTGTTTTTCAATATTTACATTATTGTTGTTAGTCATTTTCGTTTCCTCCTTTTAATTAGGCCATGCCTAGTGCTTCGCGTAAGCGAGCAGAATAATCCACATCATTCACGATAAAGATGTAGTTAATTTTGTCGATTTCAAGTAGTACAGTGCCTTCTCGCTCGACCTTCATATAGAGAACCTCGATTTCGGTGGAACTCTCATATGGAGAACCTTTTTGCACTTTACCTAAATCATTTTTAGTAGCGAGTCCATGCACTAATACTCGATTCGGTTTGAAATGATGTTTACCTTTAATAGCATCGTACTCTTGGTTTGCTAAACGACAGTCAACTGTAATAGCTTCAGGCTTGTAGAAATCCAACAATTCATCACTTGTTACCCGCCAATTGATAGCAAACTTCATACTTTGAAAATGACCGTATGCTGGTGATTCGTACTCACCGAGAATGCCTGCACCGTTCACCGTTTCAGTCAGATATTCCAAAGAAGGGAGCTGCAAATCTGCAACCCCCTTCAAGTCGGACTTACCACTTACATAAACCCGAAAGTCATTCAGTTTTTCTGGAATGATACTCATTCACGATTCCCCCTATTAGTTAAATAGATTGTTGTAATACATCGGGTCAAATTCTAAAATATTTTCAATATCTTCAGCTGGTGTTGGCTCTGCTACATAGTAGTTAAGGCGAATTTTACCGTTAATTAAATCAGGGAGAGGATTGTTCTCCCTCTTAAATTCCACACGACCACCTAAAATCACGCCGCGAGATTGCAAACCGTTGAACCACATATTCATCGTGTCTGTTATGCTATCGATTAAACGACGTGTAATCGGTGCATCCACCTTACTCCATGTTGTTAAAATAATCGTATTCGCAATCCAGTTATGCGTAAGTCGAACAGGGATGAAAATATCCTTCACATCAGTATTTGCCGGGAATGCACCTGTACGGTTACCCCAACACTTCCAACCACCCATAAAATTCAGTGCTGTTGTAATACCTTGCGAGTTAAGTAATTCGGCTTGATCTGGACCCAAGTCAATTTCATCACCCGCTTCGTTAATCATCTTTGTCATTTGCAAAGGTTGATTTGATGGACTGACATGAGGATAATCACCGTTTTCTGCAGCTGTTTTCGTAATTCTAAAAGCAAGTTGAGTTGAGTAGTGATAGACTTTTTCGCCTAACCCCAACAATGGCCATCCAGGGAATTCATTTGTTCCTGTGTAATTATTTTGGTTTTTCCATTCATTCGCCTTCGTATAGACATCAGCTTCAGTTGTATCGATATCCGATAACGAGGCAGAACGGAAATAAGTGTTTACCACAGATGCTTTTGCTTTCATTACCGCTGCCACCATTGGATTTTTAGAAAACTTAGGTGCAACAACTAGACCTGGTATCATGCCCGTTTTAGGGAATACAGCATTTAAAAGTTCTAAACCTTTTAACTTACCTGTATTGATGTCAGAACCACCAATAATATCGTTTGGTGTTACCTTTCCGGGCGCTAAACGGGTGAACTCAATATACAGTTTCTCTGCCTGAATTAAAGGCACAATCACAACTTTTCCGTCATCATCAAATGAAACGACGTAATCTTCGTCTACCTTTAATGCATCCGAATCCTCAGCTGTCTTTACCTTTAACGCATCGAGCAAAATACCATCCGCTTTTGCTATAGCTTTTTTGTTAGAAACTGTAACAACCTCTTTACCAGTTTCATTATGTTTCTCTGGATCTAACACATTCACAAAGACAACTGGTGCTACATTAAACAAACGGAATGCTGCATCCATTGCTTCACATAGCGTGTAATTCTTCCAGTCATCAGAATAACCAAGTGCCGCCTGCGCCTCGCCAAATGAGTATGCAACAACAATCTTATTGACGTGTTCAGTTGTTTTCGCCAAGTTAATTGGTGCTGTACCGAATACAACCGGAAGTGCTGCAGTAGCCACAACAGGCGTCATTAAGGACGTTGGTACTTCTGTGACGCGTGAACCATGTCGAAATGCCATATTTATTTCACCTCACTGAAATAGTCTTGAACTTTGTTGTACAGCATCGTTTCAACTGAGCTTGCATCTGTAAGTTGCTGTTCAAATGCAACGAAATCTTTTGTATCGATAAACAATTTCTCAAGCACCTTGCACTTTTCAAAGTGCCCCTTTAAATGCTCCGGTTTACCATTGACAAACGATGCATAGCGAGTAAGTTGCTTTACTACTGTTGGACCAACATAAATAAGGACATCTGCGTTTTCCTTTGCAGATGCCCCTTTAATCGCCTCCCCAACTAACTTTGGAGAAGCTTTTTCATTTTCAATTTTAGAATTCATCTTTTAATACACTCCTATCCCATTGTAATTGCGGCGCTTCAAACTCTACTACAGCTGAGGAATGCCATGACGGTCGCATCTGTTCCTCAAATAGATCAAAGTCTATTTGCCCAGCTAAATTAAATGGACCAACTACCTGCATCTCTTTCAACGCTAATTCGATATGATTCCAAACATTTACGTTTTCTCGCCAACCATTTTGTTCATCCTTGCTATACGTGCCAATGATGATACGAACAGCTATTGTTTTTTTGTCATGAATTTTATCGACATGCCCTAAGATACGGACAATAACAAACGGATAATCTTCTGGGTCAGTTTCTTCGTCACGCTCACGCCTACTAGGTTTTGGCGGTAAATAACCTGCATAGACAGTCGGTGCTTTAAATGTTTCTGGTACTTTTGTTTGAAGCTCCATATCCTTCAATTTGTCTTGAAGAAAGTCTTTGAGCGTATCTACTAAATCGATTGCATGCAAACCGTCACCCCCTCAATAGTCGTTCAATCTCATGCTCTAAACGACCATCTAACTCTTGATAAGTTTTACTTTCAACAACCGAAACTACCGACTCATTTCCAATCATTTGTGGAACAGATGGCCCATAGTGACCTCGAATCGGTAGCCTCGGCTTAGATACTCTTGTAAATACGTTCACATGACCACTATTCATGCCTGCAACAAAGGCTCCCTTTATTTTTTTTCGGGAGCCTTTTTTCACTCCAACAGTTACTTGTTTGGCTTTTTTAGGACTATTAGGAGATACCCTAAATTTCATCAATTTCATTGGCGCACCGCTTGACCGGATATTTGCGGTTAAATTAGCAGGAGATGCAGTTCGTACCTTAATTGTGCTAGTTACATCACGATGCTTAATATTATATTTCTCTCTTACAGATCGAGTAGCTTGTGCTCTACCTACATGGGCTGCACGATTAATTGCCCTGGAAATAACTTTCGGAACTTGCTGTGGCGTGTTTCTAAATATTTCTTCCACACGCTCCACTTGGCTCAAATTTAGTTCAATCATGCTATCACCTAACTTTCATTGAGACTCAAAACAATACGAATAACACCATTACCCTCAGATGCTTCCTCGACATAATACTCAATGCCGTCCAGTGTAAGAATGCTATCAATATTAGGTACATAAAAGCCAGTAGATTTTACATAAATCGTTTTATACTGCTTAAAAACCTCCTGTGCCCCGTCCAATTGTACACTAGAAAAGCCTGTCATGTTGTTGTCCGATTTATTGTTTATAACCACAAGCGTAACCATATCGCCTTCTAGCTCATGCTCACTTGCTAGTTCATCGACATTAAAAAAAACGTCTAAATCCTCCATCAAGAAGTCTTTAAACGTTTTATTTGTTGTCATTTGATTCACCACTGTTATCATCCTCTAAAAGTTCATCCGCTTTACCTTGATTGATGATTGCTTCAATGATAGCTGCCTTCGTAGTAGCACCTGTTAAATCTACATCAATTACTTTAGCTTCTCGTTTTAATTCTTCTGCGTTGTACTCTTCATCCAGAGCATTTCGTAACTCTTCAAAAAGAGCTGGGTCAATTTTCTTTGAAGTTTGTTTTGCTACTTGAATTTGTAATTCCTCATCAGGAGAAATCACATACTCAGCTGATTTAAGTTTTACCAGTCGCTTTGCCTCTTCCGCTGATAAACCTTTTACCAAATCACCCTTCTTATAATCAATTGAATTGTGTCGAATTGCCTCTAATGCTCTAATCAAGTTTTCTCACCTCACTGTACTTTCGCTACAAACCAGCTATCAACTTCTTTTGGGATTGGCAGTGGCTTTGAATTTAATTGTGCAAATTGACGGGCAGGGTTCTTTTCAGTCCAAGTATCCGGTACACGTTCCGCTTCAAATGTAGTAAATTCATTATCTTTAACAATAGTAATAGCAGCATAAGCCATTGAAAATGAAGCAACAGAAGAAAGTAGAGTTACGGTACCATCTGGAACCATTGGCTTCATTGTCTTATCTTCAGCTAAATAGTACTCATTGTACTCATAGATTTTACCGATGCCTGGAATTTGACCAATATACGTCACGCCATTTGGTAAAGTTTCAATGTTAACCTCTCCTACTTTTAAATGACGTAAGTTTAAGATTTTCTGAATATCAGGGTGATTAATGAAATTATCTACTACATCCGCAGCCATAATTACAATATCTCCTGTCACATGCCCTTTTTGCTGAATCTCACGTTGCCAACTCTTTAAATCAGCTAATGGCTTAGAAGTAGGTTCACTCCATTTATCAGTACCCGAAAGTGTCTGCTTATTTGTGAAATTAAAGTCAATTTCATGTTCAAGTCCTTCACCTTTTACAGTAATTTTCCCTTCAAATAAAGCCTGGGCACACATTACCTCTTCACGTCGTGTAATCATTTCTTCTAATTCTGCTAAATCTTTCACAAGCTTTTCGGCTGCACGTTCATCTGGTGATTTAGCAGAATAAATATTTTCACCCATTGAACGTTTTTGAATATCTGCAGCCGTTGTAACTTTATAGGGTGCAACTAATGGTGGTTCGAAAGTCTCTGTCTTATAACCAGAGTTTTCAACTAGCTTGCCGCCAATTTTTTCGTTTACAAATGGCGCAATTTTACGACTACCTTTTTTAATATCAATGTCCACTTGTTTAGTCGTGGAATATTCACGCCCTTTGAAAAACGTGTCACGTAAAAAAGTATTAGGTTTTGACATACTCTCAACAAAAGCAAGCATTGTACGTGGTTCAAAAATATCAATTTTGTTTGGCATTATTTATTCCCCCTCTTGAACGTCTGCAGCAATAGCTGAGCGTAGATAAATTCCTTTTTTACTCAGTGCAACCCTAAAAGCAATTGGATCGGCATCAGCTGGTAAAATGATTTTGTTTGCATTAAACTCTCCAACTACATAACTTACTGCTTTTTTAGTTTCACCTGCAGCTGTCGCAACTGCATCTGCCATAATTCCATAGACATCGTTAGCTGTTAAAGCGCCTGAGATAGCTACAGCTTGTCCACTTGCATTTAATGCAAATACTTGACCCACTGATAGCTCTTGCTCAGGTGCAACAATGATTGCTTCAGTGACTACAGGTGCTTGAAAGCCAGCTAACAAATTTTCATGTTCTAAAATGCGTGCCATTTTAATTACCTCCCCACATACCCAGATTTTTTAACGTACTTTCTACTAAGTTATTTACCTTTTGCTCTTTCGATTCAGCATTTTGAGGTAATGCTCCTGGCTCAACATCATTTAGTGGATCTGCATCCTTTTGGAGATTCTGCAAACCATTCACACGCTTTGTTTTGTCGTTTTTCAAAATTTCCATAGCTGTATCAGATGCAGAAATCCCTGTTTCAAATTTTGCCTTGTTTACGATTTCTTCTGCCCCTGCCACTGCAATATTTTCAATGTCCTGAATGCGTTTACGTTCAGCAGTTACAGCATTCGTTACCGCTTCTTCTACTAATTGGTTCACAAGCTCTGGATGCTCATTTTTTAACGTTTCGATGTCCATCTTTTTTTTCGCTCCTTTTTCATTCTTAGTAGGCGTTGTCGTGCTATTTACAGCTGCAATACTATTATCATTAGCAAGTTGCTCTCGCATTTTATCAATGACTTCTTGCGGTAAAAGGCCACTCACTGATTCTTCTTGGCTAGCGTTTGCAACTGCGGCCAATTCATTTTCAAACATAACAGCATCAATAAAACCCGCTTCTTTTGCTTCCTGCGCTGTCATAAATGTTTCAACATCCATCATGGCTTTTAATTCATCTACTGTTTTGCCAGTCTTAGCTGTATATGCAGTCATTATAGATTGATTCACTTTTTTCAAGAAGTCGCTTGTATGGTCCATATCGCGGTAATCTCCTTGTGCACCCGTGGTAGCATTGTGAATCATCAATTGTGCAGTCGGTGACATTTCAATATATGTTCCTGCCATTGCAATAACTGATGCAGCAGACGCAGCCATACCTACAATTTCAACTTTTACATTTCCAGAGAATTTCTTTAATTCTGTGTAAATTTCTGACGCACTAAATACATAACCACCATTACTGTTAATCACAACTGTAAGTTCCTTAACATTATTGCGTTTAGCATTTTCAATTATATTGGACACCTTACTCGGGCTTGTAGCAGGTCTACCAAACCAATCATAAATCCACTGGTCACCATCATTAATTATTGGTCCTTTAATTTCAATCTTCATTTCCCTTACTCACCTCCTCTTGAAGTTGAGCCTCATTGTATGCAGCATCTAGGCCACCTTCTCGACGTGCCTTCTCTTCTCGAACACGCTGTGGATGATTACGCCAGTAGTCTCCTCCATTTAACTCAACAGTCTCTTTTGCACGTGTGCTAAATCCATTGTCTACACGTTTAATAGATGCATTCACTTCTTTCAGTGGATCTAATTGACCCTGTGCTGGACCGTTCCATTCAGCTGTTGCATAAGCTTTACGAATCATCGGATCATCTAAAAAACCCGGTGCATCAATGCGACCGAGTAAAATAGCTTCCATAAGAAACTCTTCATATATTGGCTGACAAAACCGCGCTGCTAACCACGCTCGACGCATCTTGAACATTTTCCACGCTTCTAACAACGCCCCTCTAGAAGCAGAATAAGAAGACGTAAAGTGCTTTAATAACAATTCATATGGTAATTCTAATGCAGCACCAATTTGGCGACAAACAGCTACTACAAACGGATCAAATGAAGCGTTATTTCTCCCAGGGTTAGAAACTTGAATTTCCTCTCCATCTGCTAAAGAAACAATAGCTCCTGTCCCCATTTCATAACTGTATTCATCTCCGTCATCTACACGTTCTTCTTCAGAAATTGCTTCTCCAAAAGGTTTTCCATCATCCCCAGCATCCGATTTTATAAAAACCGTATAGAGAGATGAAACAAGCGCGGCCATTAATTCAGCATCTGTGTAGCGATCTAATTGTTTTAAGCTTTCAATCACCGGTGACAAAATCGGTACTCCCCTTCGTTGTTCTGGTCGTTCGGACTCCATTAGATGTAATATGTTTTGTCGACCTGTCTTTGCACCAAACTTTTCAACACGAGCCCATCCCTTTTTAACAGATGTTTTTGCTAGTGGATGGTGCTTTGCTATGTGATACGCGGTCACTTCTCCAAAACTCCCAAGCTCTACACCATTAATGACACTTTTATTACCTGTTGGAGAAGAAATACGGTCAGCTTCAATTAGCTGAACTCGTAAACCATATGGTGATTGCTTATGTCGACGATAAGGTAATAAAGTAAAAACTTCCCCACTCATTAAAAAAGACAAGAAGGCAAGCTGTTGAAGCTCATAAAAGTTATGCATATGCGTAGCATCACACATTAACGAATCAGCCCACAACGAAAATTCACGCTCTACTTTCGTTTCCCATTCGTCTGCTTCTTCTTCGGACATACTCAAAAATTCATAATCAATTTGAGCGTTGAGCCGTAAACCTGCACCAACAATATTAGTACGCATTGTTTTCAGCGAGCCCGTTGCTAATGGCGTATTCATAAACAGGTCTCGTGATCGCTCTCGTAATGTATCGAGATTATCGTCAATATCTTCTTTGGTACTTCCGCCTTTGAAAATCCAACCTAGCATCGATTTTTTACGCTTGCTAGCCCCACTGTTTGAATATCCTGTATTCTTAATCTCCATTTCTTTACGCGCATTCATACGTTTTAAGGCACGTTCTGGCGACACAAAAGCAATAGCCTTATCAATCGCATTCAACTATCCCACCCCCTCTACAAATCCCTCGGCACAATTCTTGTTACACGCCGTCGTCCTTTACCAGAAGCAACCGATTCTGATTTAGATAGTTCTTTTTGCCAGAATTTTATTTGCTCACGAACTTGGGCTAAATTTGCTCGTTCCAAGCGCTGGTTATCAATGGAATAACTTTGACCTTTAGCAATTGCTTCTTCTGCATCCAACCAAATTTGCAGTCGTTTTTCTACTTCTTGAACAGTAAACGCCATAACCTACAGCCCTTTCGAAATAGTTCTTCTTTTTTTTTCGTACGTCTTACCGTTTGTGTAAACACGCTACCATTCAATTTGTTGTCCTTCAAATACTGCAAATCAGGGTTTAAAATGCGCAAAGCTGCTGTTGCATAATTTCGCAAATCGAGTGGCTCATTTCGCACATTAGACGACTTTTTCACCCAATCGTGCCTTGGCGCGCCATTGACCCAGCGTATCTTTTTATATTCAGATGTAAGTCCAACAAAAAATGCCTCATCATAGCCTTTCTCCTGCTCAACAGGAAAATGACAATAACCAGGCTTATCTTCAAATTCATTTCTTAATCGGGAATATATCAGGTCTTTTCCTTCATTTACCCCCAGCGTAAATAAGTGAACATTTTGACGACCTACTTTTGATGGTTTATTGACGTAAGCTACACCGCTACCGCCCTTACCTTTAATAGCAAATACGCGTTGGTGCTCGCGCTCTTTACAGAAATCATAGACTTCACTCGTATAATGACCGCCACTATCCACGCAAGTCGCAGACACAACCAACTTCGAGCCGTCATTACTTAACCATTCCTTTTGTAAATAAGCATCCAGTTGCTCCCATACCGCACTCTGACCAGGGTCCCCATAAAATATCTTATAAGAAATGCCCCAACTAATTTCATCTATACCCCAACCAACAATCTCTACCTCTAGTCGGTCGTTTTGCACATCGACACCAGCCGTTAAAACAAGCACTCCGTCAGGAATATCACACTTGTAACGTTCCCTACGAGCAACTAACTTTGCATGATCTTGGTCATTCGAGTTTTCTTCCCATGACTCCCCAAGCGTTGTATTTTTCCATGTTTTTAACATCTCTGTTCCCTTACGCTTCGCTTCTTTGAATTCAGCAATAATCTTCGTCCACGATTCCCAAGGTGACGTCAACGCATTCATATGGAATCCACGTTTTGAAGCACCTGGTTTGCGAGCAATCCATTCACCAGGGCGATTCTTCCACTCAACTTCTGTATGATGTTCCTTGCAATGAGCACACTCCATGCCAACTGGTTCAAAACGAATTTGTGTCCACTCATATGGTTGAAACTTTCCGCAACTTGGACAGGAAACACACCATTGCTCCATTGTGCTTTCTTCGTATTCTGCTTCAATCCTCGATGCACCTTTAATAGTAGGAGTCGAAACCGAGACTCGTTTACAATTCCAAAACGTTGTCGTACGCTTATGGGCTAACGATAATGGGTCACCCTCCGTACCTGCTGACGTAGGAAATCGATCTACTTCATCGGCCAATACGATACGAATTGGTCGAGAGGCTAAACTTGCTGGTGAATTTGCACCTACAAGTGAAATATGACCACCTGCAAACTTCTTATGAAGCAACGTGTTATTGCCGTCACGCGCTTTCGCATCTGACACCTTTTTATTCAACGCTGGCGTGTCACGAATCATGGCAGCTAACCTGTCTTTGGAATAAGATTCAGCCATTTCTAATGTTGGCATAACAAGCAACATCGGAGCTGGATCATAGTCAATAAAATAACCAATAATATTATTGAGTATTTCAGACTTCCCCACCTGCGAACTCGACATGACAATAATATCCTCCACACTAGCATCGTTGAGTGCATTCATTATCTCTCGCTGATATGGCGCTCTGTCTGTGTTCCAACGTCCGTGTTCCGCTGACGATTCTTGCGATAGAACACGCTCCTTATCTGCCCATTCAGACACTTTCAATTTTGGCGGTGGCGCTACTAAACTAGCTATCTTTTGAAACAGCTTTAGCGTTTGCTTTTGCGTCATCTTCTACTACCTCCACAATATCATTTTCTATTAATTCAACGAACATCGATGGATCATACGAAGCTAACTCATGAAGTGCCTCATGAATATTTTCCTCAAGTAAAGCTTCAATCAGCTTAGGATCATCTCGATTAATGAGCCTAGGCGCAACTTTCGTTGGCAACGATAACATTTTTGAACGAAAAGCCATCACCATATGATTGAGTATTTTCTCAACCTCTTCTGATCTATGCATTTCTTTCTTAATATGAGCCAATTCAATTTCTGCTTTCTCACGCTTCGCTTTTTCATGCAACCACTTCTCATAGTCTAATGACTCAGCCACATCATTTTCATCGATGCCGTCAAAAGACAATTTTAGAAACGTCACATATTTGCTTACTGTATCTATCAAATCAAAGCGACCATGAGCAACACGGCTTATGACGCCTTCTTCAACAAGCTGCCTCACTCGCCGCTCGGTTAAATTGAACATCTTAGCAATAGCTTTCGTATTCACAACCAGGTCATTTACCGGTGTTTTTACCTCTGTCATTACTTTCACCCCCTTTCATTGGAAGGAAGGACCCTTTCACACCATTTTGTATCTAGCAGGATTTCGGGACTCGCGAGACCCGCAGGTCGACTTTATCTGTCAGAAGAACCTACTTTATTTAAATTGCGTTAAAAAAAAACACAATTCATTAGCATCCTTATGCTTGTGAACCCTTGCTATGACTGAACATAACAAAAGCGACACCTCGACATTACATCGAAGCATCGCTTGGGTCTTGCTCATATCCAGCTATCACACACTAACATCTTACCACATCTAAAAACCAAATCTCTGTCAAAAATCTCCCAAAAGTCTCCCATTTTCCTGTCATGTTTCTTTCAGAAAACTTCTTTATATGGCTATCCACAGCTTTATACACATCTCCACCACATTAACATATCTTATATTCTGTTAATGTCCACGAGCATGCGTAAACCTATTCATAACAATACTTTGCACCCACTTCTAATATTGAGCTTTACAGTGCCTTATTATGTAAATGTCTTTAGTGTATGAAAGTGTCATAAAATAATTGAATCACTTATATTGCCGAAAATGAGCAAAATAAAAACACCCCGATTTTTCGAGATGTTTAGTATGGTAACTTCTTATATGCTGCATCTATTGCCTCTTGGCTTATACCTATATACTTTCTAGTAATGTACTCTGCACTATGATTGAATATATCCTGTAATAGTGCAATATCTTTCGTTTCTTGATACATATGATAGCCAAACGTCTTCCTTAGCGTATGTGTACCTATTTCTTCTAAACCGCATGCATGTGCAGCTTCCCTTAATATATCGTATGCACGTACACGAGTAATTGGTTTATTCCGCCCTTGACGTGATTTAAAGAGATATTCTTCATCAACTAAACCTATAACATATTTATCAATCATCTTTTTTAATGAAGCTAAAATAGGTATCCTCTTAGTTGTAGCCCCCTTCTTTTTAGTCTTCTGTGTCTTTTGTTCTTTTATAAAGAAGACATTCTTCCCCTTAACATCCTTCACTTTAATACGCAAGATGTCACTGATCCGTAACCCTGTATAAATACCAAAGCAAAACAGTAATTCATTACGAGCGTTCCTATCAGCCAAGAACGCCCTCACTTCTACAATTTTTTCAAGATCACGTATCGGCTGTACAAAATTCATTTTGCCATCGCCTCCTGCTGATAAACCTCAACTCGTAGGCCCAACGCTAATTTATAAAGCGCTTGACTACGTATGCGATAAAATTTGCTCTCAGACATTCGTAGTTCAGTATAGATTTCGTAATTGTACATTGGTTCCACATCTAAATATGCCAGTGAAATCAATTGACGCTCGATCTGCGTTAACTTACATAAACCTCGATTGAACCAAGAGAAAAACTTAATATACTCCTGCATAAAGTCAGCTCCCTTTACTGCAGCCTTTTCCACACTCGATTGCTTAACGTTCGAATAATTCGGCATCTCCAATGTGTACCTCGCTGTAATTGCTGGCATCAAATCCTCAGGCGTTGTCAGCATGAAAGTACGATATTGCCTCAATGTTGCCTCGACTGCCTCTTGTGTTGCCTTGCCATCAATGTTTTGTAGTAAATCTTTCATGGTTTATTCCCCCTCTATTTTCTGCGTACGGATCTGTTCACTCGCTTATACGTATCTCGATTAATACCCATCAATTCCTCTACCTCGCGGCGACTCATCTTACTCTTTTTAGGCTGACGTCTTTTTGACGCTTGCCCTTGTTCCTTCTTGTCTAACCCCTTTTGCACTAGTTCCGTTTGCATCGTTCTCACGTAACTCACCCCTTTAAATATAAAAAGAGGCACCAACAAAACAGGTCATTCACCTGTCTGTTAGTGCCTCCGGTATTTTCCGTAAAGGCTAGTATTAAATTAATTAATAATTATCTATTCTTGTTTAAATACATCAGATATATCATAGTACTCCATAAATACTGGTCTTGCTTTATTTTTCTTAATTAATCTATTTAATTCAATGCCATTAATATCAAATTTTTTCTTCATTATGTTTTTTGTCATATAGCGATCGTTAGGTGGTAACACTGTATTATACTTTGGAAGTAAATCAAAAATAAGATTATAAAATAGCTCTTCCATCGTTCCATCAAAGCCAAAACTATCTATACTTAAAATAGAGACGTGTGTAAAGATTTTATCATTATGATTTGATACAGGTGGGAATACTTTTGTCGTTTTACCAATATAGACTATTTCATCGTTCTCTAATAAGAAATAAAAATAATCGCCATCTTTATATTCAATTTTTCTCTCTCTTATAATTGCAGAGTATTTCATTGATAAACACCTCTTCCTCTAGACCTACATTAAAAGTTTATTTTTAATATTATATAATAGTTTAATACTTTTAAATATCGTAATCAATTTCAGTAAACTTCATAACTACTGTAAGACACATTGTTTATCAATCCAAATACTCATTTGGAACACCTATTCTTCTGCATCTTAAAAAGTTTGTTCCTGTATTAACTATTCATTCTTTGAAATATCTGCTAAATTTACTTTAGATTTATTTGACTAAGAATGGAGAAAATATTATGAAAAAATCGTATCATATACTTATTTTTCTTGGTGTTGTAATGCTTGCTTTTTATGTGGTGAATGATAACGAAAAATTCGAAATTACTGTTGACCAAAGTAATACTCAATATATGGTGAAAGATGATCCATATAAGGGATTGATAAGTGATAATACACAAACAGATTTGGAAAACATTATTAAAAAAGAAGCTGATAAATTCATGATAGAAAATTTTGGAAGTTATACAAAAACAACATGGTTTGACTCTGTTGCAGCTACTTCAGCCTCTATAAATAAAAACGGTAAATATTTCTTAGTACAGTCAAAAGGAGACGAATATAATCCTCAAGCAAAACAGTTTTTACAAGGTTTACTAATGTACTTTAATGCTAAGACCTTGGATAAATCGTATAAAGTAGATAAAGTAATTTTAGTTGATCAAGATTTCAAAGTTTTATTTGAATCTGAAATTATTAAGTGGTAAAACAAATGAAGTAACCCAAAGATCACTTCATCATCATATCAATTACTCTTTCTCGCACTCGCTGTACGCTTGTATGACTCATATTAAGCTTTGGGCCAATCCAACGGAAAGGCATACCTTCTAACAACCAGAAAAGTACTTCCTGTTCAACGTCGCCGGTTACCTTGTCTAGCTGGTAGCGATTTAGTTGTGTTCTTTCTTTTAACATAGGTTTGCCCTCATACGGTGTGGTATAATACATTTGAGAAACCTCAAAGGGCATGAACCAATTCCAAGCTGTAGCGTTAGTAGACGCTGCGGCTTTTTTATATTCAGTTACCTTTTTTCGCTTCTATACGCTTTTTACGATGCTTTAAGTATCGTTCAATGTCTTCTTTAATTTCTTTATCTACAGTGCAACCAGGTACTTTTAAATCAATAAATATTTGTCCGCCCTCTTTCATAAATACAACTCCCATTCATTTTGTTCAAAGCCATCCTCACTGATCTGTACAGGCTGACCGTCTACATCATCAAAATATGTCATTCCAAAACCTTCAATATATTCACAGTCACCATAGTTGTATTTGTCTCCATATCGCTTTTTGAAATATGCTCTAGCTTCTATATGGTTCCTGAATTCTGGGAATTTCGCTTCATTTTCTCGTTTAATAATGAACATTGAAATATATCTCTCCGTTTACTGTATATTTTCGACTTATCCAACCTAAAATCACTACACCTATCAACCCTGCCCGATTGATTTTGATTTCTAGTAATTCACCAACCCAATATTTATAAAACTTCATTTTTTCACATTCCCAACTCGTCTACGTTTACTCTCACTCACTTCAAACACCTTGCCATGCTGCCATTGGATAGAGTCTTGACCATACTCTTTAGGCTCTAGAACCTCTACAACTGCCCCTTGTTGTACAATGTATACTCCATCACCTAGTGCGCCCAAATTAACCGTATTGCCCATATAAGCCCCTCCCTGTTATAATTGCTGTAGTGATTTAAGCGAGAGGGCTTAATTGTAGAGCTACGGCTGCAACCGTAGCTTTACGCAATCCATTCCAATTCATGAACATCACATAAAATAACTTCCTCGGAAAACTTCACTGCCACTGTATTTTTCTTAACCTCAAGCACGGTCCCAAGTTTCCCAATCAAATACTCAAAGTAATATTTTCGATAATTATGGATTTCCCAATTGTTTGACTCATCTAATAGCAAAAGCTTCACTCTGTCATGAATCTGAAAATCATGCCTTGGCTGTGCTGGGTAATCAAAGATACTTAGCTGCTGCATGATAATTCCTTCTTAGACACTGGACCACGTTTGCCAGTTAGTCCCTGCCATACCTTCCATTCGTTGAGTTCTTGTATGGAGATGCCATAATGCTCTGCTATTTGGTAGTTTTTAAGCCCATCTCTTGCAAATCCAAGTATCGATCTATTGTTAAAATCATGCCGTGTGCAGTCATTGATTCTGCTAAAATATCATTTTTTGTTTTTTTATGTTGCTCTTTAGTACCATGATGGTTTAACAGACTTTTACCGATTTCATTGAATTTTATGAAGATGTCGCAAGACTTACAGCTCTTAGCGTTACGATCATATCGTTTTGAACAAGTAACACAGTGCTGATTGTGTAATGCATTTTGCTGCTTTAAAAGCTCAATTCGTAGATTCATTCCATTCCCTCCTTTGATTGCCTTTCCATCACACAGCACCAATGACCGCTGTAGTGATGCCTTCCAAGTTTTCCAACCCTTCGCCAGTTACGTTTCTCGCTCTCAGCAATTTTCTTTTGTAAATCATGCTCTGTTACTGCTTTAACAAGTTTACGTCCATAAAATTGATTCGCCATAGATTTACACCGCACTTTCGTTCATGCCTTTTGCCATTTCCACATCATACATACGATCTAGTTCTTCATCTGACAATTTTTCAAGGTATTGCTCTGAATACCCTGTCATTAAGTGGAGAATAAAAACTAATTCATTTCTCATTACTAGACCCCTTTCCTAGCATTTCTAATACCTTTTGCCGTTCTGCTTCGAAATCCATTGTTTGACCTGTCGATTGGCTTTCTCTATTGTCCTCATTGCGTTTATCAAACCATTCAGGAACAAGCTCTTGGCGTCCTTGTTGTTTAGTTCGATTAGAATTTTTTTGTCGTTGATTTTTTTGTGCTTCAAATCGAAGTCGGTCTGCTTCTACATCTTCAATTGTTCGAAACTTCTTATTACTCCAATCCAGTAAGATTTTTTCAACATAATTCCAACGAAGTACATTATTTTCTACTGCTAGTTTCATAGCGTGAATAACAAGGACTTCTGAAAGATCATCAATCCAATTACCAACTTTGTAAGCTACATGAGATGCAAGAGCACCAAATCCATTTTGTTCATAAAACTGAAATGCTGTTAGCTGTTTTTGATAAACCTCTGTGCTAGCAGGGTCTTGAACCTTATCATCAACATTATTTAAATCTCTTGTAGTAATCTCTGTAGTAATCTCTGTATACGTCTGACACTCTGTTGTCATAGGTGTGACGTTTGGATGTGATACATCTAACATTTCAACGCCACACCCTCTGACGTTTGGATGTGACACCATCTGACGTTGAAATGTCATACTTTCCAAGGTTCCTACGTTTAATTCAATGAATAATACATTAGATAAAGGTGTTCCATTTGGATTAATTGTTCGAAAATGACGCTTGAGTAAACCCTTATTTTCGAGTCGTACAATTGCATCCCTTGCTTGACGTTTACTTATCCCAAATTGAATTCCAAAGCTATCATAAGATCGCTGTAACAAGTCTGCGCTGAAACGCTTTTTCACACCCTTTACATGTCCTGTTGTCTCGTCTTTGACGTATGTGGGACGATACCAATAAACAATTTCTGCGAGGATGATAATAGCGTTTAAATCTGGCTTGTCATTCTCAAAACGGATATTTTCATACCACATGTGTGGTATTGTGTTTCCTTCCAAATGTAATTGTCCTACTGCATCAACTGTTAAATTTCCTGATGTAAACATACTTGACCCTCCTATGGTGCTGGTATTGTGCGTGGCTTAACTGCTCGTTTCACGATGCTCCAACTCCCCAGTTAGCAACAAATAGTAATGCGTCCTGTAGCTCATGCTGCTTTACATCACGATACGAACCAACCTGGTAACGTTCTTTAACAGCTGACCATATAGCTCGATATAGTGCACGCCTTGCTTCCTTTTCGTTACCTGCAAGTTGATTTACACGTAGATTAACTTCTTTCCGTAAGCGCAATTGCTCCCCTGAGTGTAATGTCACTTCACGCATTTGATTTTCCAAAGCTATCAACCTACTTTCTAAGTTTTGAAAATCAGCTAAACTAATTGCCAAAGTTTGATCTTGCTCATTCTGTGGCTTGTCCAACATTGTGTAATAACTATCAATTATTGCTCGATACGCTTCTTTAGCCTTCTTACTCTTAGAAAACTGAGTATGCAGAAAAGCTCCTTTTTCAGTCCAAAGGTAAAGCACAGAAACATATTTAAGGGTTGCGTCATTTTGACGCTTACCTTTAAATGCTTTTAAATCTTCACCTGTTAACGCAAAGTAATGTACACCAAGTTCAAATTGATTCTGATTTCGCTGAAAGTTACGATTGATAGTCTTGCTATCTGTTTTAAACGACTCAGCCAGTTGAGCACTTGTTAAAACACGTACACTGTCATGTACAATGATTTCTGGAAGCATTTGATGCATCCCCTCTCTTGCAGTTACACTAGATTTTTGATATATTATTTGTAATGTAATTTTCTAAGTTGCTTACTCGCATGCCAGTGCTTGTAAGCTTTTTTTATGCCTACTTTTAAGGGTAGCGTCATTTTGACGTACGGCTCTGTAGATAGCCATATACTGTTCAATAGGTTTCATTAATCGCCAAGCTTTAACGTCAATCCTCAACCAAACCACCACCTTCTGATGCAATCATTCGCATCATCGGACTCACAAATCATTTGTGAATCCTGTGATAAGAATGAATCAAACAACTTTTAATGACCTTGTTGCTGAAAGCATTTTTTCAACTTCATGAATTGTATCTTCAATGCCTGTTACCTGACCTTTTTGGAAGTTGTATGCAATTAGCTTTTCTAATTGATCGTCTTGATTTTTTCCATTGCTCATTTCAGCTACTTCAATCGCGCATTGGTTTAATGACCCCTTTGCTTGATTTAAGTTTTTATATAATTGTTCTAGAATATGGTCCATTAATAATTCCTCCCTATATTGACTATTTAAGAATGTTTGTTCATAATAAAAGTACAAGGTTTATAATATACTTTCTTGAACTGTTGACCGTCGAAAGCTACAGTTCATCCTAAATGCAGGTACTTAGGTGCTTGCATTTTTTTGTGTCTTTTATTTTTTTGTAACCTCAAAACTAACCCTCCTTCTATAAAAAGAACCACCATCCAAATCCACCAACGATAGGCATTAATGATTGAACGATTGCACCGATGTCCATTCCACTCATCATTTGTTGTGTTAACATCATGCCTATTTCCTGTGTGTTTGTTTGTTTAAACCATTCCATAAAAGTGAAAATATCAGGTGGTTTTCGATTATTTTCATACTTAGAAATACATGTTTGGCTTCTGTTCATTTGAGCAGCCAAGTCTTCCTGTGACATGCCACTTTTAATCCGACATGCCTGTAATAGTGCTCCCAACCTCAAAAATTACACCACCTTTTTATGCCGATTCGGAATACTTTACAAAGTATTAAAATGTTAAAATTGTTAATAAGATGAAATAGCAATTACATAAATCCTCGCAAGTTTCTACAAGCCTCCTCGCTCAAATCTCCTTAACATAGGGTTGCGTCAATGGGACGTTACCCTCCCCAAATCAAATGAAAGTTATCATCAAGAAACTTTGCCATCTTTGTTGCCTGGAAAGCCCAAGGTGACCCCTTTCCTTTTGGATAGTAAGCAAATCCTCCATTACGAGCATCTAACTTCTGTTTAAAACGAGGCACATAAAGAATATTTTCTTGTAACCACTCGGATTTTCGACCTGTTCGATTTTCTAGGTCCTTCATAGTCCAGTAATGCCCCTCTAATTGTTTGCGTTGTAGCTGATTCAATTTTTCGTTCAATTCTTCAAACTGACTCAGCTCTTGTTTTAATTTTTCTAACTCTACCTTATTAATAAGTACTTGATCCTCTGGTATTGGAATCGTTAAGCTAACACTAAGTTGTTGTGTAGACATACACTCATCTCCTTCCAAATATTTGATATAATCACCATGAAAGTGAGGTGATTACAAATGAAACTGATAGATGTTTTAAGGAGCCTAGCTCCAAAACCTACAGTAGAATATGGATTTGTTATTTTATTCAGTGATATCATCAATGCTTGTAAAGTATTAGGTCAAGATAATCACAATATTGTTGAAGCACAATTAAAAAACCTTGAAAATCAAAATTTATTAACAATTGTTTATCAAAAAGAATTTGAAGATTTAATTATTGGTGCAAAACTAAATGATTAATTTAATCAATGTAATTAGCAGCAATACAACCTAATAAATTTCCAATATCATAATAATCTTCAAATTTCTTATTACTTCCATTAGAGATTAAAAAATATAACCTCAACGCAATCTCTGAATTAGTTAAACCTACTAAATCTGTGCTTTCTATCTTTTTAGTAGCCATAATTTCAGCTTTAAATGATTCCGTTTGTTTTACTTCAGCCTCTGTTACTGCAGGGTCTTCCTTTTTAAAATCATTCATCCCTCTCACCTCCTTCGAAGTAATTTGTAGGATTTTCCAAACCCCTTGTCGAATAATGACAGGGAAAGGGGGTGTAAAATATGGCTAAATTTAAAATGAAAGGCTTTGATAAACTTCAAAAAGAATTAAACACGATGGAAAGAAAAGCTAAAGAACTTGAAAAAGGTGTTTCTGTTTCTTTAGATGAATTATTCAATCCTTTGTTCATGCACGAACATACATTTTTCGATTCTTTTGAAGAGTTTTTATCAGATGGAAACTTCGTAGTTGAAACACAAGAAGACTTCGAAGCCATTCCAGAACAAGATCTTGATGCACACGTAGCCAGCAAAACTAAATTTAAAAATTGGGCCGAGATGTCTGAACAAGCAGCTGGCGAGTATGCAATGAAACAATTAGGTTTTTAAAACACTTGCTTTAGGTTGAAATTCTTTAATCATGCTAAGTGTGATTTCTAGCTGCTTCATTTGCTCACTTGCAATTTGAAGCAGTTCCTGCAATTCAACTGCATTCTCAACAGTTACCGTTATTCCCGATTGCTTCGTTTTGTCCTCCATCCCTCAAACCTCCTTCAAAATAAATCAACAAGGCAACATTTAGTTGCATATAGATTCAAAAAAAATATATTCAATTGAACTCGAATAGTAATTTGCAATTCTTCTCGCAAGCTCTAAAGAAGGTGTTCTTGTCCCTCCTTCAATAGCACTTAACATTTGTCTTGTAATACCAAGATCTTTGGCAACTTCTGTTACTGTTTTTCCACCACGTAAATCAATTAACTTTTCTCTCACTTTCACCTCTCCTTAAGCAACATTTAGTTACCTTGTATATCCAATATATAGCAACGTTAAGTTGCTGTCAATACAAATAAGCAACTTTTAGTTGCACATAGAAACTTTTAGTTGCGCTATAATGAAATTAATTAAAAAAATACATAAAAACATTAAATCGAAGGGGGATTACAATGTTATCATCTAGACTTAAAATGCTTAGAATTGAACAGCGTAAGACCCAACAAGAAATGGCTGATGTTTTAGGTATTTCTAGACAAGGCTACGCTAAATACGAGAACAACTTAGGTGAACCAGATAATTCAACTCTTGCTAAACTAGCTGATTTTTTTGAGGTCAGCACCGACTACCTTCTTGGTCGCACTGACATCGCTGCACTTACACCACAAGAAAAAAATGAAGCTGAGTTTCAAGCATTTGCTAATGATCCAGAATTAAAACGCTGGTATAGAGAATTACCGAAATCAAAAGAAGAAGATTTACGCATGTTACGTAGCATGTGGGAAGTCATAAAAAAAGAAATAAAATAAGGGCATGCAGTCAGTTGCATGCCTTTTTATTCCGTTTGCTATGTAAATTTCAAACATTATTGGAATACATATTTTTTTATTTATCTAATAGTAATATTTACGCATGACAATATATATGTAGATATAATAATTACCATTCTATAAAGATAAAACTTAAAATTCCCACAATAAAAAAGAACTTTAACTAATACATTTAGAAGGATGATTAATTTGATAACCAAAAAAACAGTAACATGCATTAACAAAACAATTTGGATTGAACTAATAAAAAAAGTTGGATTGAGAAATTATTCTTCAGCCAAAAATAAAGCAGGTATAGATGATTTATTACGATATCTAAGGCTAGCATATACAACTGAAAATAGTGATGTTTTAAATAATCTGGATGATTTAATATTTAAACAATTGGCTTTTGAACAACCCAATACTTATAAAATTGAAAAAATAAATGTCCCTAGAAATATTACTCCAGAAGTATTTAATCCGTTAGAGGATACATTAAACATTAATAGAAGCTTTAATGAAGAAACTTCAACAGCCATGATTAAAGTTATATCAAGTAGATTAGTAGTTATAGATAATACAGTATCAAGAATAATTATGTTAGTAAAAGTCGGTGAAACAAATGATAAAACAATGTTTGGAATTCAAAATGTTATTTTTAATGTGACTGTAGATTTCGATAAAAAATTAATTAGTACAGGCTATCATAAAGGTTCTTTTGAAAAGTATTTTAACGAGTCGTTCGCTGAAACATACGAAAAAATGATTTACTGGTTGAGCGTAAATCTATTGACAAATTTGAATGTTACTCTTTCTGAATTTAATGAAGAAGTTTTGAAAACCACACTTTATAAAATGTTTCATGAATTAACAGCGCCTATTGAGAATAAATTGGAATTAGCGTTACCTCCAAATGTCGATGGGTTAATCAAAAACTTCTTTGACGATGTCGGAATTCAACTAAAAGAAAAATATCAGAAGCAGTTATATTCTGTTTTATTCCAGGATTATGGTGATACAGAAAGTACCGAATTTCAACAAGGTCTATATGATAATGGATGGATTTTCAGATTTGGGTTTAGAGATGGAGATTTCACTAGAGCGACCTCAAGAACAGAGGATCAATCTCCTGTTTATACATCCCCAATATACTGGAATTTAAAGGAGTTAATTAATGAGAAAACCAAATTAACTGATGCGGGCTTTGTATGGAGTACAGATACAGGGATGATCGAAGCAAAAATTGACGTTCAGAATAAAGCATTTATAATATATCTATATAAAACTGAGCACGAATGGGAGGAAGATCGTATTGAATATATTAGAAGAAAAATTATACAGCATTTATAATCAAAAAGAAAATGCCCCCTTCCATAAAAGATATATTACTAGTTTCTATGAGTTTATTACAAAGCATTTGGAAGAATCTAGATTTTTAAATCCATATATTTTTTCTGAAAAATATGATATAGATTATGCAACAAGCATTGCTATCTTTTTATTTTATACTAATAGTGATGACCCTTTATTAAATATTCGTCCTTATATTGATTGCACTGATACCGAGTGTAAAACTCATATTTTCCTAAGTGAATTTGACATACAGAATAATTCTGCATACTGTAAAGAATGTGATTTGACTATACCTGTAGCATTACTAAGGCGTCAATTAAAATTCTTATTTGAACTTAACAATGCTATTTATTCTATTTTAAAAATGCAAAGTTGTACAAATACATTAGATATGATTTTGTCAAATAACGATGGTTTAAAGTTCTCGCCCCCTTCCATTTCATATAATGATACTTCTGAGAGTCAGCAACATGTTGTTAATCCAAAAGATTTAGAAGGGGGTGTAAGTTTTTCTGAAATCACTAGGATAAATACGCAAGGTGAAGAACCATTATCAAAGCCTCTAGATGATATTCAAAAATTAATTTCTCAAAAAATGTTACAGTAGACTAGGAGAAACCATGAAAATATTCTTTAATCGAATGTACAACTATTCATTATTCATACTTCTGATAATACTTTTTATTGCTATTTTATTTTTTAGAGATTTACCTGAAAAGCCGCTGGTTGATGTAATTATTACATCTCTATCAAGCATTATTTCTGCCTTTATTGCTGCTTTTGTTGCCTTTAGGGTTGCTAATTATCAAATTTCACACAATGAAAAGAAAGAAGAGCTTGATAAAAGAAAGAAATTAGTGAGTAGAATAAAATTATTAAGACATGAAATTTCTTATAATAAGAATCAATTAAAAATATGTTTAGACCTTGTACCTGTCAAATCTGAACCAGAAATAGATAAAGCACTTAGTGAAAATTTGCGAACTGATTTATGGGATACATTAGCTGTTGATATAATTGAAGATATGAATTATGAATTATTTAGTAATATTGTAGAACTATATTATAAAATTTCTCGTTTAAAACAAGAAGGTACATTTGAACATAATTTTTGTAATACAACCTTTGCTGAGTGTACAAGCACAAATGCTAAAATTGAAATATTTTTAGAAAATCCCGATTCATTTCTATACCCCACTTCCTAAATGTGGGGTTTTATTATACACTAAAACAGAACATACATTCTTATTTTATTATTATTGGAGATGTTTTATATGAATTGCACAACACACACAGAAGATTTTGTAAAAGACTTGTATCTGAAAATTGGTATCTATCAACCTCAGCAACTAAATTACAGAACAATTGCAAATGCTCTAGGAATAAGAGTTTTCCCTGCTCCTTATGATGGCCCAAGCCAAGCGCTTTTTGCTAAAAATATACCTTTCATTTTTTTAGGGAGGCATTTAACACCTCAGCAAACATGGCAGGACTTTTGTCACGAACTTAATCATATTCTGCAACATACTGGTAATCAAAGCTATATGCGAAGTACATGGATTGACTATCAAGAAAAGAAAGCGAACACATTTATGTATCACGCTTGTATACCTACATTTATGTTGGACGAGCTAATTGTTAACGATTCTTCCCTTACTATTAATGAATTACAGCTAATCTTTAATGTTGAATATGAATTTGCTGAAAAGAGGCTTACTCAATATTTTAATAATAAAAATATGCCGAAATGGAATAGTACTTTTCTCTAACCTTATTGACAATAGAATTGGAGGTGTGAAATATGGCTAGTGTCACAAAACGAGGTAAAACATGGCAATACATCGTTAGCCGTTATACTGATGGTAAGTATGATCCTGTCCGAAAAGGTGGTTTTTCTACAAAGAAGGAAGCACAAGTAGCAGCAACAGCTATCGAGATGCGTCTACAAAAAGGTGGAAATGTTTTAACACGTGATAAAGCATTTATAGAGTACTTTGAGGCTTGGATAGAGAAATATAAAAGCACTAAGCACAAAAACACATACAGGCGCTATCAGGACTCATTAAGACGTGCTCAAGAGTATTTTAAGGACAGGCCAATTCAAAAAATCACAAGTGATGAATACCAAACATTTCTAGATAACTATGCTAATGGACGTTCAAAGGAATCGGTACGCAAACTAAATACACACGTTAAAGCCTGTATAAAGGATGCAATTGATGATGGCTACCTTGCCATTGATTTCACTCGTAAAGCCTTAAATAATGGCTCTGTGCCAGCTAAAAAGGATAGTGAAAAACATATAAGCTATGCAGAAAGTCAAAGACTATTAAAATATCTTATTAATCACTTAGAAAGCACAGAAGATTACCTATTATTACTAGGTCTTGTTTCTGGAATGCGTTTTGGTGAATTAGTAGGTCTAACAAAAAATGCTTTTAATTTCAAAGAAAATATTATTAGTATTGTTCAAGCTTGGGATTATAGAGGTGGTACAGGCTATACAGATTTAAAAAACACACCATCTGAAAGAACAATTGTAATCGAGGATATTGTCATGCGCTTATTAGAAGATTATGCGAATCAATTAGTAGATAATGATTTTGGTTTATTTTTCTATGTAGGTGGGAATATTAAGTCCGTAACCAATGAAGATGCCAATAAAAGGTTAAAGAGTATTTTGAACAAACTTGGTATTCAAGCAATAACTTGTCATGGGCTTAGACATACTCATGCTAGTGTACTGTTATATGAAGGCGTTGACACTCAATATGTATCTGAACGTCTTGGTCATGAAACCATTTTTACCACAATGCATACTTATGCTCACGTATTAAGAGAACTTAGAACACGTGAAGAACAAAAAGCGATGAGTATTTATAAGAAAATGTTAGATATAAAAGATGAGTAG